GTATGGAAGATGATGATTTATTTTGGAGATGTTATTTAGAAGGTCTATTAGACGTAACAACTAGCAATATGGATACATTTCCTGAGCATTATTATTTTAATGGTAAAGAAGGTAAGATAGTTATACCTAATAAAATACTTCCTAAAGGATTTTTTCAAAGAGAATTTGAAATATCAGTACTTGCTAGAGCGGAACATCAACAAGATAAAGCTCCTATACATCTTATAGGAGATAATGAAGCTAAATTTTTTGAATATCCTATATTTAGAATACCAGGAGAAGATTTTGGAATATCTTTTAACAATTCTAGAGCATATACATTACAGTTTTTTAACAATTTTCATCAACATAACTATATGTGGATAAAAAGATATGCTAATTTATGGACTTGGATTACTGCTAAATTTAATCCTCGTGCAAAAAAAGTAAATTATTACCAAAACGGAATAGAAGCTGATGTTGATCTAGGACATGGAACGGAATCTCCTTTAATTTATAATGGTAGATTAAGTAGTAAGTATAAAGAAGGAGATATTTACTTAGGTTATACTCCTTCCTTTACTGAAGATTATCCTGGTAAAAGATTTAAAGGAGGTATAGGTGAAGTTATTATTAAAAGTCAAGGAGAAACTGTATGGAAACTTAGTGATAATAAAGATTTTCATAGTGAAAACGTTGAGAAAAAAGAAGAAGAAATGATTTCATTTAATCAACATTCTTACGATAGGGACCATGAGTTGGCCCTTATTGAAAATTTTATGAGGGAGGGAGTTAATGACCCTGGCATCTTCAAGGCATTTTTTACTGCCGGAGGGCCAGGGTCGGGTAAGTCCTACGTTGCTAGTAGAGTTGGTGCAGGTAAAGTTAGTCCCTATGGACTCAAAATTGTCAATTCAGATAATCAGTATGAAAAACTATTGAAAGATGCTGGATTGGCAATGACTCCTGAAAACATCTTTTCTCCAAAGGGACAGGAGATTAGGGGTAGAGCAAAAGACTTGACCAAGAAACAACAGGCCAGATATATTGATGGTAGGTTAGGACTTCTTGTTGATGGTACTGGTAAAGATTATGCCAAAATCAAGAAGTTAAGTGATGCCCTTAGAAAGATCGGATACGATACTTACATGATGTTTGTAAATACATCTCTTGACACTGCTCAGGAGAGAAACATGATGCGAGATCGTAAACTTGATCCAGATGAAGTTGCAGAAATGTGGAAAGCAGTACAGTCAAATATGGGTAAGTTTCAAAGATATTTTGGTAGAACTAATTTCATTTTGATTGATAACAATAATGCAACAGAAAAGATTTTTGACAAAGTTTATGTAGAGATAGGTAAACTCATTGACAAGAAACCTTCTAGTAGAGCAGCCAACGCATGGATTAAGAGTCAACGGCCTGGTTGACAAATCTTACATTATCTGATATAATATTTTTATTATGAGTATATTGACTGATACAAATTTCCTTCTACAACTCTCTCCGCGGTTAGATAAGTTCAAGAAAGTCAGAGACTATCTCTGGAACTTTCGTTGTCCACACTGCGGGGATTCCCAAAGAAATAAGAACAAGGCCAGAGGTTATGTCTTCCGTAAGAAGTCAGACCTATATTACAAATGTCATAATTGTGGCATTGGCCAATCTGTGGGTAACCTTATCAAAGATATAGACCCACACCTTCATAAAGAATATATTCTGCATAGATATAAATCTGGTGAAACAGGTAGAGGTAAAAGTAGACAACCAGAGTTTAAGTTTGAACAACCAAAGTTTAAACCAAGAAAAACAACTATACGTTTACCTTCTATCGGTAGTCTGCCAAGAGAACACTATGCCAGAAAATATTATGAATCAAGAAGAATACCAACAATTTTTATGGACAAAATCTTCTATGCAGAAGATTTTAAGAGATGGGCCCAGTCAGTATGTCAGGTTGACTATTCAAATCTAACCCAAGGTGAACCTAGACTAGTGATACCTTTCTTTGATGAAAACAATAAACTCATCGGAGCACAGGGCCGGGCCCTCAGGGAATCAAAAGTACGATATGTTACTGTAAAAGTACATGAAGATGCCAAAAAGATATTTGGTCTTGAAAGATGGAAACCAGAGGAACATACATACTTGGTAGAGGGTCCGATTGACTCTCTTTTTCTCCCAAACTGTTTGGCCATGGCAGGTGCTAGTTTGGGTGACCTTTCTTTCCTTAATAAAGAAAAAACAACAATCATCCTTGATAACGAATCAAGAAGCAATACCATTCCAAATTTGATGAATATGTATCTTAGGAATGATTGGAAAGTAGTAGTTTGGAAGACTCATTGGATAGGTGATGATAATGATACTTTCAAAGATATTAACGACTTAATAATACTTGGCAGGTCTCCTGCTCAAATATTGGAAATGATAAATAAGAATACTTACTCTGGACTGAGGGGTGAGTGGGAAGTGAGCAATTGGAAACTATATTCGTAGATGAATCTGGCGACCATCACCAAATGATTGAAGTACATGAACTTGGTTTCGTCAAGTTGATAGACACAATGGGTGATGATGAAGAAGTTGAGAATGCAGCAAGAATTAGTTATGGAAAAGGAACAAGAAAGGTATCACAAACACGGAACCTCATCCGTTACCTAATGAGACACAAACACACCTCACCCTTTGAGATGTGCGAGGTCAAGTTCCACTTAAAACTTCCCATATTTGTAATGCGACAACTCGTTAGACATAGGACGGCAAACCTTAACGAGTACTCTGGACGTTACTCAGAAATGAGTGATGAATTTTACTTGCCTCAGGGTGATTACCTGCAAAAACAATCCAAAACAAACAACCAAGGAAGAGGTGAAGACCACCCAAAGAAAGGTGCTCTTCAATTTGAATTCAATAGAATTTATGACAATGCCATGATGGCATACCAAACTCTATTGGAAGAAGACCTCGCGAAGGAAATCTCAAGGGCCGTACTGCCTGTTGCCAATTACACTGAATGTATTTGGAAGGTGGATCTACATAATTTTTTTCATTTTGTACGATTGAGATCAGACAGTCATGCCCAAAGAGAGATACGAGATTATTCGGATGCAATGTATGAACTGGTCAAACCAAAGTTTCCGATATGTTGTGAAGCATTTGAAGATTATGTAAGAGATTCGGTTACATTTTCAGCATCTGAAATGGAGTTTATAAGAGATTGTGTGGTGGGTGATCTCATTGAAGAATGGGCAAGATATACTGATGAAGAATTTAATGATGAGGTTTTACAAGGAAAATATAATCTCTCAAAAAGAGAGATGAACGAACTAAAGACGAAATTATCAAAGAAGGAGAACTAGGATGCGTTTACCTACCACTTACCAAGAATACATCCATCTATCAAGATATGCCAGATGGGACTATGATAACGGAAGAAGAGAAACATGGGATGAGACAGTTGAGAGATATTTTAACTTTTTTAGTGAGTGGTTGGAAGAGAAACACGATTACAAATTAGAAAATGGTGAACGCACAGAACTTGAGAATGCCGTCAAAGAATTAAAAGTCATGCCGTCAATGCGGTGTCTCATGACTGCAGGACCTGCACTTAAAAAAGAAAATACAGCAGGATACAATTGTTCTTATGTAAAAGTTGATAGTCCAAGGTCATTTGATGAGATTCTATATGTTCTCATGAATGGAACAGGAGTTGGATTTTCTGTAGAGGAAGAGTACACAGCTCAAATGCCAGTGGTTCCAGATGAATTGTATGAGACTGATACAGTAATTGTTGTTGCAGACTCAAAGTTAGGATGGGCCAAGGCTTTTAAAGAGTTAGTATCTCTTCTGTATGGTGGTCACATTCCAAAGTGGGATGTATCAAAGGTCAGACCTGCAGGATCACCTCTGAAAACATTTGGTGGTAGGGCATCTGGTCCAGAACCATTGGTAGATTTATTCAATTTTACAATAAATACTTTTAAAGGTGCAACAGGTAGAAAACTTAAACCTATAGAATGTCATGACATCGTATGTAAAACAGCAGAGATTGTCGTGGTCGGTGGCGTTAGGCGTTCTGCTCTTATCAGTCTCAGTGATCTCAATGATAGAGAAATGCGGTTCGCCAAATCTGGGCAGTGGTGGGAACAAGATGTACAACGAGCACTTGCCAATAACTCAGTTAATTATAAAGAAAAACCAGACGTTGGAACTTTCATGCGAGAGTGGTTATCTCTCTATGATTCCAAGTCAGGTGAAAGAGGTATTTACAATGGTTTGTCTGCCAAAAGAGCAGTAGAAAGGCTAAATGAACGATACAGAGATGGAAGTGGAGATTATATTAGAAGACGAGATGCCAGAGAGGACTTTGGCACAAATCCGTGCAGCGAGATCATTCTTCGGTCCCGTGAGTTCTGCAACCTTTCTGAAGTCGTTGTCAGAAGAAGGGACACTCGCGAATCTCTCAAAGCAAAAGTTAAACATGCAACTATCCTTGGCACCTTCCAATCTACTCTCACAGAATTCAAATACCTTTCAAGAGAGTGGAAAAGAAACTGTGATGAAGAACGACTATTGGGAGTATCGCTCACAGGAATAATGGATAACCCTCTGACAAATGGTTCAAAGAATGGTCTTAAAGAATTACTTGAAGAACTTAGAGATGTGGCTTATGAAACGAATAAGGAATGGGCGGATAGATTGGGAATTCCTCATGCAGCCGCCATTACCTGTGTCAAGCCCTCTGGTACTGTTAGTCAGTTGGTTGATTCCGCTTCTGGTATTCATGCCCGTCATAATCCTTTTTATATCAGAACAGTAAGGGCCGACAATAAAGACCCTCTCTGTAAACTGATGCAAGAGATGGGATTTCCAAACGAGCCTGATGTAACCAAACCAGATCACACAACAGTTTTCTCATTTCCAATGAAGAGTCCAAAGGATGCAGTATTTCGTATGGATATGAGTGCACTAGAACAATTAGAGTTGTGGAAGACATATCAAGAGAGTTGGTGTGAACATAAACCATCTGTCACAATTTCTGTAAAAGAAGATGAGTGGGTTGATGTTGCAGCATGGGTATATGAAAACTTTGATTCAATTAGTGGTATATCGTTTCTACCTTTTAGTGAGCATGTATATAGACAAGCTCCATATCAAGATTGTACAGAAGAAGAGTACAACGAGGCTTTAGATCAAATGCCCAAGAATGTGGATTGGGCAGAACTGTCAAAATATGAATCACAAGATTATACTGTCTCAAGTCAGGAATTAGCCTGTGTGGCGGGAGGTTGTGAGGTCATATAGAAAAGAAGAGATGAAAAAGTTAGTTGTCATTATGTTAGGTTTCGTAATGATGGGATGCGTAAACAAAACTGACTTAGTAGTAGAAGATTTAGACAAAAAAGACAATAGTACTTTAGAAGTATTAGTTGAAAAAATAGAACTTCCAGAACCTAAAGGTTGGACTGAATCTAACACAGGGTTCTGGAAAGCCATGTTTTGGTATAGAATGGCACAAGACATGCAAATAAGAATGGTGTTTTCACCAGAACAGGTGTATAACATTGCAAGTTGTGTAATAGAAACTTACAAATTGTCTTACGAGTATGAGAAATTTGCAAAAGAGATTGGTAATAGAAAAACTCCATTACCACCACATTTAACGGCAGAAGCCATGGCATTTGGATCTGAATGTTCACAAATAGAACAGTTCAAGATAAAACAGAAACAACTTAATCCTAAAGATTCTGTATGACTGATTACAAATTTGAGTGGCCAAAAGGTGCAGAACTGAAAATGAAGAAAGAGGATCTTGATGAAATAAAGAAAACTTTGGAATTACAATTCAAACGTGTAATTTATAGTCAGCCAGGATTCAAATTTTATCCTGCAATGGGTAATACTAATTTCTTTCAACATTTCAAAACGAATGATGGTATTGATTTTGGTGTATGTCATTTGTATTGGGATAAAAATGCAGATGATGGTATCGATTATGTAGATGAAAATGGTAATTTAATGGACAAAAAGGGTGGGTGGAAAGTTAGATGGCTACCCACCGGCTGTTATGATGTGATCGGAGATCCTAGTCCTATAAGTAAAGAGGGATGGAAAAAGATTGCAAAAGCATTTGTTGAGAAGTCCTTACCTGGCACAGTTCCAGACGAACAAAAAATAGAACAATTTGAAAAGGAGTCTGAAGAGGAAGTGCCGAAATATTTAAACTAGGAGAGTTTTTGATACAAGTCAAAACAGAGGAAGACTATATACTTTACGAGATAGTATGTGACTACTGTGAAAAGGAGTATGAATTGAAAGTCTTCACTGAAGAACCAAGACCTAAACAAATTATAGAATGTTGTCCTTTCTGCAGTAACTTGATTGAGGAACCTGTGGAAAGGCTTAATGAGGAAGATAGCTGGAGTTGATTATTCTCTAACATCACCTGCAATATGTGTGTGGAAATCTGACGATGATATTGGACCTTTTGGTTTTGATAGTTGTGATCTTTATTATTTGGAAAGTACTAAACAACAATCAAGGACCACCGAGCATGGGATATTAAATCTTCACCCTGAACCTTATCCAGAGTGGAGCACTGAAGAAGAACGACATGATCTACTTTCAGATTGGGCAATTGCTATCATTAGTGGATGTGAGACATTCATTGAGGGATATGCATATGCAACAGTAGGAAAATCTCATGTACGTTCTGTCGCAGAAAATATGGGTCTTCTCAAACACAAACTCTACAAACAACATCAATCCTTTACATCAATCCCACCTACAGTCGTTAAGAAGTTTGCCACAGGTAAGGGTAATGCCAATAAGGATCTGATGTACGAGTCATTCACTGCTGAACTTCTTACACCACCAGACTTACAGAAAAGTCTTCAGCCAAAATCCAAGAAACTATCAAATCCAGTGACCGATTTAGTAGATGCTTACTTTATCGCAAAATGGGGATGGGAGGGATTTGTTACATAGGAGAATCTATGAGAAATCTTTCTGACTTAATTGCCAAACATGAAGAAATTTATGGAGATCAATCACAAAGAATAACATATCTTCCAAGTATGTCAGAGTTAAGAATGACAAATGATGAGAAAAGGAAGAAACAGAAAAGAGATTGGTACGATAAAAACAAAGAGGCTGTCAAGAAACAGAGAGAAGAGAGTAAAAAACAAAAAGAGTGGTATGCAAATAACAGAGTAAGATGCATTGAGAAGTCTAAAAAGTGGAACAAGGATAATCCAAATGCCAGAAAACTTATAGTTGAAAGGCACAAACACAAAGGAAAATCATGTCAATGGACCTCTCAAAAGAACAAATGAAAGAAAGAGTTATAAATTACTTAGAGTACATGGAAGAAAAAGACCTGCAAGAAATTGCAGCCACATTATATAATCTCTCCAAACGGAGAGCTGAAATTAAACAAAGGAAAGATAATGGCGGATGAAAATAAGTATGAAAAGATTCCCAAACCGATGTTACCACAAGTGCAACAACAAGTTACTGATAGAATTGCTGCATTAGAGAAAGTGATTGAGACACAAAGAGCAACTATGGAAGAAGCATTAAGTGGTATCAAAGAACAATTAGAGGAAGCAAGAGGTGATTTAGATTATATCAATCAGAGGATGGAATGAATATCTGGGTAGAATTTTATAAGTATTCTGATGACAGGAAAAATACTCATGCACAAATGAAAGAGAGTGCAAAATGGGTGCCTCCAGATCCTAGTATCATAAGAAAAAGATTCTTTGATAAGATGGTAGATGCCAAGGTTTTTGCAAAACGTATGGAAGAGGACGGAAATATGGTATCAATAAAAAGGGATGGGAGTCTGTTATGAAATCCATTCATGAAAAACGTATGATGGAAATGAAACGTATTGTTAAAGACCTTTATAGAATGAAGAGAAATCAAGAAACTAATCAAAATATGATAATTTATGATTATTTACATATGCGAGTAAAACTTATGCAAAAAAAAGGTTTACTTTGGAATATTGATATACCAGAAGTTAGATAGGATGATTATGAAAAACTTAGAAAGATTACTGTATAGTCACATGGATGAACAGTTACATTTTTTCTGGGCATTCACATTGACTGTTATTGGTCACAATATATGGCCACCCTTGGTAATGTTAGGACTACTGGCAACATTAGTAAAAGAATATTGGGACAAATACAATCCACCGCACAAATGGGAATGGAGAGACATTGCTGCAGGAACCTTTGGTTGGGTTGCAGGAGTTCTGTGCATATGACATATTCTGAAAAACATCCAAGTTATCAAAAAGTAGAGAAGGTATTAAGACTACACCTTGAAAAGTATGGAGAACCTTGGGAAAAGAGAGGCCCAATCATACAAGATATTCTTAATGAACTTTTTCTTGATCCAGTTGATTTGAGAACATATGCAATGAATGAATTATCTCTAAAACAGAGAGAACAGTTAGAAGGATATGCCGTTGATCACGGCATTGACATAATCGGAGATGAAAGAGAATAAAGAAGAAGTGTACCAGCATCACATACAAGTTACAGATAAAGCCATTTCAGTTTTTAAGGACTCGTTTATGGCTGAGAATATTGATCCAAGTGAAACTTATGTGAGAGTTGGTGCCAAGCCAGGAGGATGTTCTGGATGGACTTTCCTCATAGAAACTACTGACAAGAAAGAATCCAAAGATGCCATATATTCGTATGGTGGTATAGACTTTATAATTGATAACGTACAGTTACACACAATTATTGGTTCTCTTGAAGTAGATTATAAAGACGATAATTTAGTTGAGCAGGGATTCGTATTTAAACGATTGGGCTCAGGTCAAATGTGTGGATGTGGAGAATCATTCACACCACTTGGGTCAAATAAACCTCTGGGATGGGCAAATACCAGTTTACCAGAGTTGTAAGGAGAAGATGAATGAGAATATACTGCTTTTGGGATTATCAATGGTTTTGTTAGTCATGGTTGGAATATATGGATATAAAGAGATGATGATGCCAAAACCTAAACCAAAAGTTGAAATAAGATACTATCACATAAACTTCTAACATGGAGATAGAAGATAGCTATTATAATAAAAAAATGGACAACTGCATCCGTACAAGTAATTTATTATATGCCAGACTATTTAAACTTAGTGAATGAATTTATTTGGCAGACGAGGGACCAATTACCAGATTATCCAAGGATAGAGAGATTTTTGGAATATTGGGACAAAAATATAGACGGACCAATCAAAGAGGTATTCATTCATGACCATGAGAAAAACAATATTAGGGTCGTTGATCGTACTTATAAGTTTAATTAGCTGTGAGAGTCAGAAAGAGGAAGATTTTAGAATTAGTTTAAATTATGAACACCCAAGACAACAAGAGTATCCTGAGGCAAACTTTAAGACGGCATCAAGACCAGTTCTGCCTTACAAACACCATATCAATGTCAAAGACTTTATACAGAAAAATCTATATGACGAGACTACGTTAGATTCTGATTTGAAAGGCACAGTTGAAGTACCAGTTGATGTTGAACTTGAAGTTGAATATAAAAATTATTCTATAGAAGCGCCTGAGGTATGGTATGAATCTGGACTTTCTGACCCTTTTATTGTTGGGTTTCACAGCCCTGCAACCCGCACTGTTACTATTCCTGTTTCTGTCAACCCTAATCATCCTAGTCAAGTGGTTGAAGAAGAAACTATTGATAATGAAACAGTCACTACTGAAACCTACATATTATCATGGTCAGACAACTTCACATATAGACAAATAGCCACCATAATACAAGAGAATACCTACAAAGAATTCTGGGACAATGCATCCAACTATACATGGGACAATATATCAATAGGTAATCCAGATGACATGGTTACATGCGACAACTCTACACTAGTGAATAATGCAATACAAAATTTTGATAATACATCTTATGAATTTAGGGGTATATATTGTAATGGTATGTATTGGACTATGGGTAAATGTGGTTGGGGAAATGAGATAAGTGCACATAGTGGGAGTGTGGGAGACTGTGCATGTAAGAAGTCAACTGACAATAGTTATACGATAAGGCCTTTGATAGGTAACAGAAATTGGGGTGGTGTGGGTAAGAGTTGTGATGCACCGAGTCAAACCCTAAAGGTGATTTTACAAAGATGAAATCTCCATGCATGAAAGTCTGTAAGTTGGTAAAACGAAAAGGTAAAGATGAAGAGTTCTGTGTAGGTTGTGGTAGGTCAAGACAAGAAATCAAAATGTGGAAAAAATATAGTGATGAAGAAAGAGATGCAATAATAGAGAGATTACGAGTGCAATAATGGAAACAGTATACGAGAAGTATAAAAGTGCTTCTGAATACTTGATGGAATATTATACATGGGTAGACTTACTTGGAATTGAGAGAAGAGAATTTGAAGAACATGCAGAGGCAATAGAGAAACATTGTAAGAGACTATATGAAAACTTTGAGAAGGCAGCTGCAGAAGAACGTAAGAGAGAAGAAAATTCTAAATCTGCCAGAATTGCCAAAAAATTAGAACAAATGAGAATGACACAAGACCTAATTGCAAAAATAAAATATAGAAATGAGAAAAGATGATCATCACAAATAGGGTATCATATTACACTAATGCAATAAGTGAAAATTACATCAAGTATGTTGAAACAGATAGGGTATTGAGAGAAAAACTAAAACAGGCTATAAACGAAGAACACGATGATAAACCAATAGAATATTTACATAATCCTATTCATCCTGCAGAGAGGTAGTATGAATAAGATGATTAATAGGTATTGGAGAGATTGGGCAGCAATCGTCTATCTGTTTATATGTTTATGTGATTTCTTTGTCGGTCCTCTTTGGTGGAATTTATTAATGTTTGATGCCTGTGCAGAAGTTCTGGCAGCAGGTCAAGATTGTAAGACTTCACGATGGGAACCATTAACATTACAAGCAGGTGCCATGTTACATCTATCATTTGGAGCGATATTGGGTGCAACTGCGTGGAGAAAAAAGGATGAGGTTGAGATACACAACAATAGGACTGATACTACTTCTTAGTAGTTGCATGTCCACAAACAAATTTATCGGTATGGGTGGAGCGAACGGCACTAAAGCAGATTTACCAGTAGGTGTAGAAGTTCTCATAGAAATGGCAGAATATTGTGAGAGAATCTATGATGATGGTAAGGAGATACGAGACAATGAGTTCTCATATAATGTGGTCCAAGATCGTGGTGTCACTATTGTTAGCATTCGTGGTACTAACAATGGTAGAAATGTGCTCACCGATCTTGATGCAAGACCCTTCCAAGACAAAAAACTCTCAACAAATCTCCATAGAGGATTCAGAGATGCTGCCGAGAAAGTGAGGAATGATCTCATAGAAAATCATGCATTAGAAGAGACTGTCATTCTAACAGGTCACTCTCTTGGAGGTGCAATAGCACAGATCATAGGACTATGGTTAGCAGACGATGCATATGAGGTACAAATATATACCTTTGGTTCACCTGCAATAATGACTGATCAGACTTGGGAGGATGGCCATTTTAGAGTCTATCTTGAAAATGATCCAGTGCCTTTTCTACCACCATTCCCCTATGTGCATTGGGGTATCCGTATTGATGCAGAAACATTGGATTGGGATGAAGACCATCCAATAGGAGATATAACTAAAATAGATGCAAGAGATCATTCTATTAAAGAATATTTAAAAGTGTTAAGAAGAAACAAAGATTTTGATTAGACATGAAAAAATCACTCAATATAAGTAGTTATGTGGTGCTTATTGGTGTGATTGTATCAGTTATTTCTTCTTGTGCCATGCGGACAGAATTATGTAGTGTTAAGACCCATTCTAAGTGTGTGCCGATTGAATCATACAAAGGTTGGAATGAATGTATAATAGAATGCCAAGAGATAAAATTAAACTCAAAGACTAAAAATTATAAACCTAAGCCTTGGATAAGACCAAGACCTTACGCATATCCATAAGGAAAATATGAAAAAAGATTCATTGGATGAAGGAACATTTCAAATGGAAGGAAAGAAAGTATATAATTATATCTCTGAAGAACGTATAAGAGAGATAGTGCGAGAAGAGATCGTTGAATACAACAAAATCTTCATGTCAAAGATTGCACCTGAACCAGAAGTTACGGAGAACTGATGGATTTCAGCAAGATGTCAGATCAAGAGGTACTTGAAAAAATGAATGAGGTGTACGGACAATATACTCTCTATTGGCATGAATATGCCAAAAGAACTCAAATTCAAAAAAACAAACCGAAGGTCTTCTCCGATGGCCGAGGTGGATACTACGAGGTGAGAAATGAAGAAAATTGAATTTATACTGTGTCTATCATGTATGTTTTTATTAGTCTTCTTTGTAGTGAAGACACATGCACATCCAGACGGAGCAACACCATATTGGTATCCGTCTAGTTTCATATATGGTTATGTGGTCGGATGTGCTGATTCAGTAGAACAAAACCAAGCACCATTTACAGAAGAGATGTGGCCGGATCAAGTAAGAAGTGTGTGTGGATGTGTAGTTGATGCACTCAGACACAGTTTGACTTATCAAGAGATAACAGACAATGAAACTAAGGCTTCGGCACAACTCATAGTAAATGCAACTTTTCCACTCTGTATACAACAGGAATTAAATAGATGACATTACCAGTTATCATCTTGATACTGAATGTCTATGTAGCAACCCTTATATTATTGAATACAACATGAATATATCCAGAAAAGAAAGAAACAGCTGGTATGTGCCAGGTAAGACTCATGTAGAGAAACAGCACTTATCAGAACATGAAACTCTACAGAAGTTACAGCGACATGCTCTGAATAATGAATTAGACCAATTCTATGAACTGCTTAAGACTATAGATGGTGAAGATAAGAAGAGAGATATTCTGATCATGTGTGGCATACATAGAGACAAAGATGCAGTATCCTAAGTTCTTCATTGCTGCACCATTCGGTAACTACATGCGACACAAGAATGCACTCTCAGTCAAGGGTACATTCACACTCAACCCGAATGGTAACAGAGTCTCTGCCATTCTCCGTACACTCAGGTACGACTTCAAAAACAGAGGATGGGTAAACAGACTAGGCTTACCCAATCCAGGGCTTCAGTTTGCTCTTGACAAATACACGCCAGGTGATATAATATCAGTAACAGAATTAGAGAGAGATGATTTCGTAAAGATAGAGGCAGAACTAGA